CTCCTTGATACCGGCCTGCACCTCGCTGGGCATCAGTGCAAGGATGGCCGGCAAGTGCGTGCTTCTCATGGCGCAGCTCGTCCATCCGCCGCTGTTGGTGTTGGAGCTGTTCATCGCGTACTTTGTTCCGTAGCAGTCGTGCAGCTGGAAGGTCAGCGGAGCCGTGCCTCCGGCAGTATAGGTGTCGTGGTTCTTGCCGATGATGTCGATTTGGTAGTCCGTGCCGTTGATGGTCATAGTCTTGCTGTTGCCCACTACCCAGCTGTCCGGCACACTCCCGCTCTGGCAGGCTGCGATGATGGCGCTCCAGTCGTTGTTTGCGAAGGTGTCGTCAAGGAAGCTCACCGTCACCGCGCAGGTCTTGTTTGCCGGTGCCGTGTGGTTGGTTCCCGCTCCCACGCTCACCGTGATGGTGGCGCTGCCGTTGGCCTTACCCGTTACAGTGACGGTGGTGCCGGATACCGATACCGTCGCCGCCGCAGTGTTGCTGCTGGTGGCGCTGATGGTGCCGTCGCCCGCTCGTGTCACCGCGATGGTCTTTGATGTGCTGCTCATATCCAGCGTCATGCTGGTGGGGGAGATACTGAGACTGCCCGCCGCCTTGCCGATAGTCCAGCTCACCGTCTTCGCCGTGGTGGTTCCGTCGCTCCAGCGGTAGTTTGCCGTAGGCGTGAAGGTGGCGTTGTAGCTGCCCGCATTGGTGCCGGATGTCACGCCGCCCAGTGTCAGCTGCGCCGCGCTGTAATTGCTCCAGCTGGGAGACTGTGCGCTGCCGCTGTAGGTCAGGCTCCCGCTCTGACTGGGCACTGTGGAGATGCTTTTCCGCTCCACGGTCACGCTCAGCGTGGTGGTCTTCGTCACGCTCCGCTCCGTGTAGCTCACCGTCACCGTCTGGGTGCCCACCGTGCTCAGCGTCGCAGGTGTGCAGGTGAAGCCGGTCACATTGGCCGTCGCGCCGTCGGAATAGGTGGCGCGCACCACCATGCCCGCCGAGGCAAAGCTGTCTCCGTACTCATATACGGTCTTGCTGGGCTGCGTAGTCACGGCAATGCTCTCCAGTCTGTGCACCACAGTGACAGCCTGTGTCGCAGATGCGCTCACGCCGCCTTCGGTGTATACGATAGTCACCTCCGTGATGCCGTCTGTCAGCGCCGTGCTTGGGGAGTAGGTGTAGCCCGTCGCCTGCAGCGTGGCTCCGTTGGAATAGGTCGCCTGTACCACCATGCCCGCCGGGTTGAATGTTTCGCCCGCCGTATAGGTGGTTTTGGAAGGCGGTGTCAGAATGGAGATGCCGGTCAGTTTGATGCCGCCGCCTCCGCCGCCCACCATGTTGAATACCTTGCTCATGCGCTTACCTCCGTTTTCAGAATGTTCACTGTCAGCGCCGCCGTGGGTCTCTCTCCGCAGTGGAAGGTCATCTGCCCTGCAGTGGTGATGTCATCCGCATAGATGACCGCTTCCGCGTAGGCGTTGAAGCTGTCGCCCTCCGGTGCCACCGTGTAGGCGTATCCGGATGCCACAAACTTCGCGTTGGTCACAGTCTGTGCGTTCCCGCTCCATCCGGATGCAGAAAGCGTCACGGAAAAGCTCTCCGCTTTCCCGCTCTTTCCGTTCCACTCTGTCCGCTCTGCCGCCGTGATGTGCACGGTGGTGTTCCCGGTGTGGCTGTTCAGATTGGTCTGTACCGCCGCAGCAGCGCCGGATGTCTCCTTGCCTGCCAACGCCGTGCGGATGTCAGCGTGGGCATCTGCTGCGCTGTTGTGGGCAGATACTGCGCTTGCCGCTGTTCCCGCCGTGTCTGCGCCCACCTGCGCTGCTGTCACGCCGTGGGGGTTGGATGTATTGCCCGTGTGTGCGCCCAGCGATGCGCTGTTGGCCTTGCTGTCCAGCGCGTTCTTCACGCCGCCGCTGGTCACGGGGTTGCTGCTGCCCTCTGTTGGTGTGGTGTCGAAGGTCAGCGCGTTCTGCTTTGCGCTCCACGCCGTTCTCTCCGCATCCGTGATATGGCCGGTGCTGGCTGCGTGGGTGTTCAGATTGCTCTGCACGGCAGCTGCACTTCCTGCAGCATCCGCGCCTACCATGCCCGCCGTGTAGTCGCCGCTCTGCGGTGCCACTGCGCCGCCGCGCCCGTTGAAGGATGTCACGCCGCCGCCTGCGATAGACTGTGCGTTGTCGCTCCAGTACTTCGCGTTGTTGGTGTCTTCGCCTTCACGGGTTCCGGTGCCGCCCACCGCCCAGCTCCGGGCGAGTGTAGCCTCATCCTCCACCTCAGACGCGCTCTGTGCCGCGCTCTGGGCACTTCCCGCCGCCGCTGAGGAATGTCCCTCTGCTGCCGCTTCCGCGTTCTGTGCCGCATCTCTGGCGCTCTCCGCTGCGCTCTTTGCGTTCATGGCAGTCTCTGCCGAGGCTGCTGCCTCCTGTTTGTGGTTCTCTGCCGTCTCTGCAGCAGTCTGTGCGCTGGAGGCATATCCGCCCGCTGCGCTGGCGCTGTTGGCCGCCGCCGTCTGGCTGGCCGCCGCTCCGGATGCACTATCCGATGCCGCCGCTGCGCTCTGTGTGGCAGTTGCTGCTGCGCTCTGGGCAGTAGAAGAGGCCGTCTGCGCCTCCTGCTTTGCCGTGCGTGCATCTGCCGCCGCGTTGGATGCCTGCGTCGCATTGGTGCCGGTGGTAGCTGCGTGTCCTGCTGCAGTGTTTGCGCTGGCAGCTGCGTTGGTCTCTGCCGTCGCAGCGCTCTGGGCGCTGGCCTGTGCTGTTGCAGCTGCGCTCTGGGCGCTGGCTGCCGCTGTGGATGCTGTGGTCGCGTCCGTCTGTGCGCTGGCCGCTGCGCCTTCCGCCGCCGCCTGTGCAGTCTCCGCCGCGTTCTTCGCTTCGGTCGCCTGTGTCAGCGTTTCGCCTACAACATCGCCCTGCAGGTCAGAAAGGCGCAGCAGGTCAGTCCACTCTTCGTCGCCCTCCTGCTGCCACTGCAGCGTCTGGGTCTCCTCGTTGTAGCGCAGTATAGAGGCTGCGCCGGTGTCGCCCGTCAGGGATTCCAGCCACTCTTCCTCCGTGCCGGTAAATCCATGTTTCACAGCGATGCCGTATGCCGTGATGTAATACCCACGCCAAGGCTCGCCGATTTTGCTCTGTCCGTATCCGCTCATACATATACCTCCTCGTGGGTATCTGCCGGACGGTAGTTGTTGGCAAACCAGCGCATGAACTCGCCGAAGCTGTTGTTGAACATCTGCATGGTGTTCTGGTACTTGTTGTACTCGCCGTTTGCAAAGTCAATCATGGCCGTCAGGTATGCCCAGTACAGCTTGTCGTGGGGAGGCTGTACCAGCAGCTTTGTGTCTGCGTTGGTGGCGTAGTCGTAGGTGATGATTTGCTCACTCGCCCAGAGGAACACTTCCGTCTGCACCATGCCTTCCACTTCGTTGAGCCACTGGGTCTTCGTCTCGTTGGAAAAGGCATTGGGCTTGATGTCATCCACTTTTGTGATGACGCTGGATACCGTTGCCATAGGTTCCGTCCTCCTTTCCTGATGATATGGAAACAGGGCAGCGGCATCGAGCCGCCGCCCTGCGTTGGTAGTTATGCTGCCCCGGTCTTATCAGCCGGAGATGAGCTGAGTGCCGCCGGTCACGCCGCCCACAGCGAAGCCGCGCCAGTCGTTGAAGCCAGCGATGAAACGGGCGTAGCCCTTCCATACATTGGCATCGTTGCTGGAAAGCTCGCTGCGCACCTCCAGCTGTACGCGGTCGAGCCACACGGCAGAGCCGTATTCCTCGTTGTACTTGCTGTCCAGCATCACCCAAGGCTTGCTGCCTGCAGCGATGAACTGGTTGAGGTAAGGCCACACGATGACATTCCAGCGGCCGAAGTTGTAGTTGAAGCCGTTGTTGGCAGTGTTGGGGTCTTTGTCTGCGCCGATGGCAGCGAAGACATCGCGCTTCAGGGTGTACTCGTTGGGGATGAGGATAGTGGTGGGTGCCACATCCAGAATCTCCTCGTTATCACCACGGAAGTCCTGCATCGCAACTTCCATAGCGGCCAGAGCATTGTTGCTGAAGGCATCAGCGAACATATTGCTCTGGGTCTTCTTGCCCAGCTTGGAGGGATGCGCCTTGTCAAACAGGCACTTGCCGTCCGCAGTCTTGGTGTCGAAGGTCTTGCCGCCGAAGTTCATGGTAGTGGCGCCGCCGATGGCAGCGCCCAGAAGGGCAGCGCCGAACTTCTCGCGGGTGCGGTAGTAGGAAGTGATGAAGCCTGCGGGCTGCTTCTTCAAGTCCATGAGCTTCGCATCTTCCACGATTTCACGGGACAGGGAGAAAGAGTTTTTCCAAGTCATGTGTTCGAGGAACTTTGCGTAGCCCTCCTGCATACCGTCGGTGGGGTAGTCACCGTTCTCGCCCACGGGCTGGAAGCCGTCCATGGCGGTCATGGTGCTGAACTTCTCGCCCCAGTGCTTGCTGGTGCCCATGCTGAACAGTTCCTTCAGCATGGAGGCCTGTTCAAAAGCCTCGCCCCTCTTTTCGAGGAACATCTTGATAGGCTCCTGAGATTTGCCGAAGATGGAATCCTGAAGGCCGGAGCCTTCGGTAAAAGTGATATTAGCCATTATGTCTGTCTCCTTTCGTCAGATTAGAAGCGCACGCGGCACATGGAGCCGCTGGCGGTGCCGTCCATGTAGACCACTTCGGCCACGCCGTCAGTGGTAGTGGCGGTCACGCTCATGCCGTCGGATGCGTGCAAAGTCACCTTGTTGCCCAGCTTGACGCTGGTGGCAGCAGCGGAGAAAGTGGTCTCGAAGACCATATCCTTGCTCACGCGGATGACGGGGATGATGTCGCCTGCAGTGCAGGCGCTGTCCTTCTCGCACATGGAGATGTAGGTGGGTGCAGTGGTGCCGGTGGCAATAGCAAGGTTGCCAGCACTCTGCACCAGTGCCATACCCACCTTGGGAGTGATTGCACCGCAGGGCAGGTATTCGATGCCGGGGATACGGCCATCGTCGATTTTATGGATTTTGAAAGCCATTTTGATATGCTCCTTTCGTAGTCTTATTTCTTGTGGCTCTTTGCGTAGTGCGCACGGATTTCCGCCTCCGTCGCATCAGGGTTGAAGGCACGGTACTGCTCCATCACTTCCGCCGGTACGCTCACTGCGCCCGCGCCTCTGGTCTGGGTCTGTCCCATGTGCTGCTTGCCCTGTGCTGCGTTCAGTGCGGCCTGACGCGCACCCGCCGCCGCGCCCTTTGTCAGCGCGTCGTAGTTTGCCAGCTTGAAAGCATCGGTCAGGGTGTTGCCCTTCTTCACCAGTTCGTAGAACTTGGCATAGGTGGGCATCTTGGCAAGGTCTTCCATGCTTCGGATGGATGGGTCGAGTGCGCCGATTTCCTTCAGCTGCTCGTCCACCTTCACCTTGGCTGCGGCCTGCTGTGCCTCTCTCTTGGCCTGCTCCGCCTGTTCCTTTGCTTCTCTGGCTTCCCGTACTTCCGGGAGATTCTGCACGAAGGCATCGAAGTCCGCATCGCTCATGCCGCTCTTGCGCATCATCGCCTTTTTTCTTTCGGCCTCATAGCGCTGGCGGTATGCGTCGTACTCCTCCTTCGAGGTGATAGGCTGCTTTGTGTAGGGGTTTACCAGTCCGGAGTTTTTGAAGGCCTCGTTGATGACACGGGCAGCTTCTGCCTGCGCTTCTGCCTTTGCCTTCTCCACGGCGGCATCCCGCTCCGCTTCCGCTTTCCTTCTGGCAGCGGCAAACTTTGCGTTCTGCTCCGCGTTCTGTCCGGCCTCTCCCTCTTCTTCGCTGCTATCGTTCCCGCCTTCGGCAGCGCCGTCGGCAGGGGTGTTTTCTGTGTTCTGTTCGGCAGGGTCGGCGACATCCTGCTCGTTTTCGCCTTGCGCGGTGGTATCTGCTGCAGGGTCGGCGACATCCTGCTCTTCTGCGCCTGTTGCGTCGATACCGAATAACGCGCCGTAGTCGATTTCGCCCATAGTGTTCTCCTTTGGATTTTTACGCTTTTCCTGCGAGATTTTTGCGGGCTGTCGTGGCCGCCCGCTCGCGGTGGAAGGGCAGCTTACTTGCCGCCCTTGTTGCCGGTTCTAAGGTCAGAGCCGGTCTTCACGGTGCTGGTGCCCTTCTTGCCGGTGTTGGCAAAGGGGGCGTTGACCTTCTGCGCGCCGGAGTTCTGGATTTTACCGGCATAACCGCACTTCTTGTCTGCCATGTCTGCGTCCTCCTTTCCCGTGAATGTCTCAAAAATCGTCTCTGCGATTTTTGGCAAGTTTAATCGGCCACGCCGCCATCGGCGGCATATGGCCATAATGCGCTGTCCTTACAGCGCATTGGCCTCAGTTCCGGCCGGTGCCGGAGCTGCTGCTGACTGTCTTTGTGCAGCTCTCGCTGCGTCCTGCTGTGCCCTGCGGATGACAGCCTGTGCCATCTGCGGGTCGATGCCCTGCTGAGGCTTTGGCTGCTGCTGGCGCATCTGCATCATCTGCATTTGCATCGCCGCCTGCTGCTGCATCTGCTGGCGCTTCAGCTCTTCCTCCAGATACGCTCTGGTCTCGCCCGCGCCCGGATAGTGCAGCATCTCCATCTTCGTCCAGAAGAGGATGAGGGTGTTCAACTGTGCCGGGTCGCCGAAAGCGCCGGTCTGCAGGTTCATGCGGGTCTCCTGCCACATGGCCTCCCGGTTGGATGCCAGCGGTGCGGAGGTGTCGCAGGCGAACAGGAACTGGTCGTTCCAGCACCACTCTCCTGCGTCGTCCTGCTCCAGAAAGTCGTATCGGTTGAAGGTGTCATACTGGGCGTTGCCGTGGATGTCCTCCGATACCACCGGTCGCGGCTCGTCGGTGTAGGCCAGTTTGAACTTGAACATGGCCTCGAACAGCGCAGCATAGGCTGCATCCTTCATCACGCGCTTCGATTCCAGTCTGCCCGCACTCTGGGCTGCAGCGAACTCCTTGGCCTTGCCGCTGGTGGCGGTGCGGTCGCTTCTGCCCTGAAAACTGTCCGTGATGCCGATGACCTGCCGCGCCTCTTCATACACTTGGGCGAGGTAAACGAGGTCTTGCTCCACATTTCCCTGCAGGTCGTAGACATCAATGAGCGCTTTGTTGGCCGCATTGCCCGGACGGATGATTTTCATATCCTCCGCGTCCACCTTGATGCTGGCCTCATCCGGCAGCGTGATATAGCTGCCGCTCTTCAAGAGCTTGTCGATGATTTTGGCCTCGATACGGTTGGTGGTGTTCTGCTGGTCTGCAATTTTGTCGATGTCGCTGTCGCCGAGGAACTTGCCGTACACGCTCACATTCTTCTGCAGGATGACCGGGAAGATGTCCGGCTTGTAGAAGGGGATGCGGGTCGGCTCCTCAACGATAGTCACCACCGGCAGTCCCATCTCGTCAAACTCCGTTTCAGAAACTGCCTCATGGGGCACCATGCCGCCCACGGTGCTGCCGTCGGTGCGCTGGATAGGGAAGTAGACCTCTTCGTATTCCTCTGTGGTCTCCTCCCACTTTGTCCCGCCGCAGTAGGGGCAGGTCTTTCTCGCGCCGCGCATAGCCGCCGGTCTGGTCTCCCGCTCCAGCTGCTGCTGCGCCCGCTCGATGTCCGCCTCCACCACGGCCGCCGCCGCCATGCCGTTCTCCAACTGGGGCACCTGCGCCGGTTCCATCGGTTCCGCCACCAGCGGTTCCACTGCGCCGCAGCTCTTGCATCTGCGCAGCCTGCGTGCCTGATAGTCTTCAAGGTCTTCCAGCTGCGTGTCGTTCACCCAGCTGTAAAGGCCGATGCCGCCCTTGTCGTTGCGGTAGTAGGCGATGTACTGGGTCACGAGGTCGTCGGATGTGGTCTTACCGTCGCTGCCCTTGACATCAGGCTCCTGCTCCGCCTCATCCTCCACGTCCACGCCGTAGCGCCTGCGGATGTATTCTTTGGTCTGGGGGATTTTCAGGATGATGTAGTCCATATCCTCGATGCCGGTGTAAACGCCGTCCTGCGGCACGATTTGCTTGGGATGCAGCGTGCTCACCGCCAGCTCGCCGATGGTGTAGTGGGTTCTCTGGGTGTTGTCCCACTCCAACAGGAAAGCGCCGCCGCCCTGAATGGGCACGGTGCGCTCCATGATGTCGTTCAGCTGCTCAAAAGGAAGTCTGTCCAGCTCGTTGCGCAGCATATCCTCGATGAGTTTGGCCTTGCCCTCATCCTCTTTTCGTCTGGCCGTCACCTTCGGCTTGGGGATATTGCTGTCCGTCTGGGCTTCCACCAGCTCTGCGCAGATGTTGCGCACATGAGGGGTCTTTTTCTTGCGCTCGCCCTGTACGATGGCGCGCACTTCGTTGGTGCCGCGATACAGTGCCTCGCGGTCATCCATCTGGTCTGTCTCGCTCTGGTAGGCACTCTGGTTGCTCTTCAGCCGCTCCTGCCAGAGATAGAGCTTTTTGTTGTCTTTTTTCATGTCGTCCTCCTATCGCTGCGGTCTGCCCCAGCGCTTAATAAGCATTTCCCGCTCCGCCGGGGATGCGTTTTCGTAGTCCTCCCACTGGGATGCCGTCCACTTTTTCTCTTTGCCCTCCGCCGCCGTCTGGATGTAGCTCTGCTGCGGTCGGATGTAGTGGGCGATGGCAAGGCTCATCACGCAGTCGTCGTGCGCGCCCGCCTCCGCTTCCGGCTTCAGCGTCTCCTCGTTTCTCACGAATGTCAGCATTTCCTGCAGCGTGGTCTCGTCGTTCACGATGGTGATGTCGTCGCGGCTGGCCTTGATAAGCTCCGCGATGATGACCGGTCGTGTCTTGGTGTTCGTCAAAAAGCCGAAACTCTGCTTCACCTTGTGGGTGTAGTCGTCGATGCTCTCCCGCACATACTGCTTTGGATACCGCAGCCGCTCCAGCTCCATCACCGGGTAGGTGGAGAAGTTGGTCTCTATGCCGATGAGCGCCGTGTTGTAGTAAATGCCGAGGCAGTAGACCTGCCGCGCAAATACATCCTCGTCGAACTTGCCACGCAGCTGCGCC